TGAACAAGAAAGATATGATTATGACTAGTGAAGTATTGGTTGAGAAGTTGGATATCAAGTTTTACCAAGGTAAGTTTTATTTTAAACAAAACGATCGCTATTTAAGTGATAACAACCTTTTATTTCGAGCTATCGATGAACTGATAAAATTAAAGCCCAATCAGATGAAAGAACTAGAAAAGCTATTCGAGATCAAAGCAGAACGTATTGAACAAGATGATTTCCACATTCAACTTAGGAATGGTTATATCATTGATAATGGAGAAGTCATTCAAGTTGATGCAGGGTTCACTCCTTATTATTTGGATATCAAATACGATCCAACTACAACCAATAAGGACATAGACAACTTCTTTGATTTCTTAACTTGTGATCGGAAAGACTTACGCCTGGTACTGGAAGAAATGTTTGGTCACATGCTCATGACGAAAAACTTTCCACATAAAGTTTTCTTCTTCCAAGGTTCGGAAGGAGGTAACGGTAAATCTACTCTCATTAAAATGATTAAGAACTTTATTGGAGACACGTACACGGCGGTGCCACTGGATAAGTTCGATGACGATACAAGTGCATATAGTTTAGTTGGTAAATTAGTAAACATCGGCGATGATATCGATGCATCTTATCTAGACCGATCCAGTAACTTTAAAACAATTGCTTCCGGTGATCCAGTGATGTTACGTCCGATTTATTCTCCACCAGTTGAATTAAACAATAAAGCCACGTTGATTTTTACATGTAATGAAATGCCTGTCTTTAAAGACAAAAGCGGTGGTATCGAGAGGCGTATGGTTGTTATCCCTTGTGAGAATGTAGTCAAAACCATCGATAATGAAATCGATGAGAAGCTTTCTAGTGATGAAGCGAAGTCTTATTTATTAAATCTAGCATTATCAGGTATTGAACGGATTAGAAAGAACGGTTCTAAAATATCTGATTCTATTACGATTCAACAGAAAACAAAAGAATACTTTATTGAAAGTGATAGTGTTGCTGCTTTTATTGATGAATACAGTGAAAAAATTCTTGGGAAAGAACCAAAACGTGTACACAGACAGTACGTCGCTTATTGTGTAAGTCAAGGGTTAAAAGAGGTTGGTATTCGTGAGTTTGGCAGGCGTTTAAGTAAGATCGGATATAGGAGTATACCTAAGAAAAAGAACGGCGAAATGATACGAGTCTATCAAAAGGTTACAAATTAGTTAACAAATGAAGTAATTCAATTCGTAACCGTCTCTAACCTTAGAGCGATAAGGGTTTTAATTATATTCATGGTTACAATTGTTTTTTATCATTTGTAACCTCTCTAAACCCTTATTATATATAGGTTTATATTATATTTTCTTATTAAAGTTACAAATATATATATATACTTATATAAAAATAAAGACAAAGAATAAAAGAGGGAATGTATAAATATATAAAAGAATCCAGAAACAATTGTAACCGTATATTGAATCGTCTCAAACCATTGATATACCTGATGGTTACAAGTGACAAAAAGGGTTACTAATGAATGAGGTGAAGCATGTTGTATGAGTGGTTGCTAGATTATCAGAAACTATCAGATGAAATAGATTACCTTGAGTACCAGCTTGATAGAAATAAAAAAGAATTAAAAAGATGGGTCCAAGGTGACCTGTATGATGTAAAGCTAAATGAAAAATCCATTGCTTCCAATCTAGAAGAAACGATATTCGCTCTTGAGTATGAATTGGCTCATAAGATGAATGATTTATATGATGCCAAGAAATTGATTAGTACGTTTAAGGGTTTGGAAAACCAAATATTATATAAGAAGTATGTGGAGGGTAAGACGTTATTGGAAACGGCGAACGAATTAGGTTATACATCTGGACATATTTATAATAAACACGCTGAAATAATGAAACGAATCGACTACGCACTTCATGTTAACTTAAGTTAAACTTAAGGTATAGAAACTATTGAATTTCCAAGATATAGTAATAGTATAAGAGAATTGATCAGGCGCATTACCTTACGGGGCATGCGCTATTTTATTACCAATTACATTACCTAATTGCATAATCTTTCCAATTCCATCTATAATGGTCTCATAGATAAATATAGGGGGAATTGGTAATGAAGAAGAAAGATTTAACATTTGCTGAATTTATGGGGATTGTATTTATTATTATTGGAGTGATAGGTTCTATTGCAATCGTAGCATCATTTGATTATGGAACCTATAACGAAATAAAACAATACGAAGCAACATATGCTGATGAGATACAGTTCATGAAAGATAATCTATTTTCAACGTGGGTTGTGGGAATAGGTTCGCTAATTGGTTGTGTTGCAATAGGTACATTATTTATAACCCTAGGTAAAATACTAGGTGTATTGAATGACATTAAGGATTCTGGGAAGATGACTAATGAACATAAAGAAACGGTGTAACAAGGTAGGATGCAATGCTTTAATAGATATTAAACAAACATACTGTGATAAACATACCAACCATAATCACAAACGATATGAAAAGATTAGAACTTCAACCGAAGAAGGAAAAGCATATAAAAGATTTTATGATACAAAAGATTGGAAGTCATTACGTTATCAAGCTTTCTTACGTGATGGCTTTTGTTGTGTCCGTTGTGGGAGAAAAGCAGAGATAGGAGATCACATCATACCAACTAAAGTCAGATGGGACCTAAGGTTAGATATTGACAATGTGCAATCATTGTGCTTCGAATGTCACAACATAAAAACGGAAGAGGACAAACGAACGTTCGGAATTTGACCCCCCACTTAAAATGACCCTTTGAGTTTTCTGACAACAAAGGACGGTGCGCAGTTTTCTCTTCAAAAAATGCGATTATGAAAGTTAAAAAGACAATTTCAGGAAAAAAGAGGTGATGAATGTATGAGAGGTAAGCCTTCAAAGGGATTTTATTCAGAGGAAGAATTAAAAAAACATAAAAAAGGTAAAGATTATGTTGCTAAAAGAAAAGCTGAACAAGAAACGCTGAATAATTATGACCAATTGGAAGCTGACCGCATACCTTCCCACCTCTGCTATTATGGAAAAAAGGAATGGAAACGAATTATACCATTACTTAAAGAATTGCCTATTGCAGAATTAGACAGAGAATTAATTGAAACATATTGTATGTTACATGGTTCCAGGAGAAGATTACAGAAGGACATCCAGAAAAATGGCGAGACCTATAAAACATATGATGAAGAAGGAAATTTGATTGGTATTAGGAAAAATCCATCATATGACATGCTTATTTCTACTGTGAAGGAAATAAGAATGATCGCTAATCAATTGGGAATGACAATGAATAGTAGATTAGAATTGGCGGTTCCCGAACAGGAAAAAGAGGAAGATGAAATATTAAAGTTATTGAAAGGGTGATGAGTGGTGTGCCATAAATGTAATAAATGTGAAAGGAAACATTGGTACAAATTTGCGCTGGTTAACTTTAGATGTAATTATTGCAACTATGATAAGTACACCTTAATCCGCTGAAGGGGTGAATATAATAATATTCAAAGATACAGGGAAATGTGATCATTGTTCTAAGTTTACTAAAATTGAATTTAAAGAAAAGAAGCATCCAAATGAAATTATAGAAACATATTTCGAATGTGAGCATTGTCATCATAGATATGTATGTTTTGTAACGGATAAAAAAGTACGAAAGATGCAGCGCAAGAAGAATGGTCTTAAAGGTAATTATAATTTTCAGAAGCGATTGGATTTACAAGAAGAAATTAACGAACGAATGGATAAATTAAAACATAATCTTATTGAATTTGGTCGTGCTGGTGTTTAAGACACTCACTTTTGTGGGTGTCTTTTTATTATGTCTGAAAGGGGAATGTAACATGATGCTTGTAAAGGTTAAAGGAATAATTAATAAAGAAAAGAGAGAAAAATTTATAGCAGATATAAAAAAGCAAATTTCAGAAGGATTAATTATTTATGATGATACTATTGAAATAACTTTTGCGGATGATATGTGTGTAAATTGTGGCGCAAATGATTTAGAAAGTATTACAACAAGAAGTGTAGAAGGCGATATATTTAGCCATGTAATGAAGTGCAATAGATGTGGGCATTTAAAGGAATTGGTTGAATGACTTTCAACGATCCCGGCACACAATACGCTCAAAAAGTCGTTAATGGTGAAATATTAGCAGGTAAAAAAGTAATTAAAGCCTGTAAACGTCATTTAAGAGATTTAGAGCGTATAAATGATGATGGCTTTAACTGTGTTTATCTTCCAGAACGTGCGGCAATCGCTGTTAAATTTATGGAAATACTACCGGACATATCTACTGGTAAGCCTGTTAAACTTGCTCAATTCCAGTTATTTATCGTTTATTCTCTGTTTGGGTGGTATCGAAAGGATAATACAAGCTTAAGGCGATTTAATAAAGCATTAATCAGCATGGCTAGAAAAAATGGTAAATCAGCCCTCATAAGTGGAATTGCGATATTTGAGTTTCTAGCTGGTAAGTATCCATTACAAAACAGACAGATTTATTGTACTGCACAATCAAGAGAACAAGCTTCCATTGTTTTTAATATGGTTGTTCAACGTTTAGATGGATTATTAGCACAATCAGAAGCTATAAGGAAGTCAGTGCGCAAGGTTCGTAATGAAATCAACCACAATCCATCCTATAGCGTTTTAAAGCCATTATCTAAGGATACAGGTAATGTTAATGGTTTGGCTCCTACATTGTCTATATTGGACGAATACGGGGCAAGTAGTACCAATGAAATGATGGAAGTATTAGAATCTGGCGGAATGCTTCAACCTAACATGTTAACTCTAATTATTTCTACAGCTTATTTCGACTTAAATAGTCCTATGTATGCGCAGGAATATAAATACGGTGAGCAGATTTTAAATGGTAAAACAGAGAACGAAAACTACTTTGTCCTGGTATATGAGCAGGATGACGAAGAAGAAATATACAAGGAAGATACGTGGATTAAAAGTAATCCATTGCTAGAAGTTGAAGAAATAAAAGAAACGCTTTTACGTAATCTAAGAAAAAAATTAAGTGAAGCTATTGAAAAGAACGACCTCTTAGGGACTATCGTCAAGAACTTCAATATGTGGAAGCAAGGGGCAGAAAATTCCTTTCTACCAGCTAAGGAATGGCAGGCTTGTGAAACTGATCCATATAACAAATACGGTCGTGACGTTTATTTAGGTTTAGACTTATCACGTACCGATGACTTAACAGCATTATATGAAATATATCCATTGGATAATGAAAAATTTTGGATTGATGGCCATTCATTTGTTGCTACTGTAGGTGGATTAGAAGCTAAGTCTAAGCGAGATAAAATTGATTATGAAGTCCTTATAGAAAGAGGATATGCAACGAAAACAGATCTGAAAAGTGGTTTTATTAATATGACACAAGTTGTTCATTATGCTGCTAGATTAATAACCGAATACAATTTAAATGTACAAGCCTTTTGTTATGATAGTTGGCATATCGCTAACTTTATAAGTGAGTGGGAAAAACATTATCCTGATTTAGATGTACCTTTCATTGAGGTGCCACAAAATTATAAATTCCTATCTGAACCAATTAAATTATTTAGGATGGGAGTTTATGAAAGAAAGATACTTCATAGTAATAACCCATTATTAAACATCGCTATTAATAATGCAGTTATCAAATACGATAATAATCGTAACATGATGTTGGATAAGCAAAAGAATAGGGAAAAAATTGATCCGATTGTTGCTACAATAACGGGATTTGCAGAAGCTAGGAATTATGAGTATCAAGGAATGGATATTAAGCAAATTGAAGCTTACATCTTGAGTGATGATTTTGGCTTTTAAGGTGGTGAAAAGAAATGAATATAAACAAAGTAAATGACTTTATCAAAGCGATAGGTCTTTTTTTATTAGCAAATTTAACTGGAATCTTGTTTTTGACAGGTATTATAGTTGTTGTTTATGGATTTTTCCAAATTAGTACAATGACTGGAACCTTTTCTTTAGGTGTGGCTATCATTCTCATCTCTCTCATTTTAGCAAAAGAAAGGGGGTGATGAGTCTTGAGGATTTTCGGAGGGATGGAAACACGAAACATTACCGATGAAGAAAAGGAAGCATTAGTTAGTATGCTTCCGGGATTTGTTGGTACATCAACTAATTTTACGTCCGCAAAAGCAATTGAAAATAGTGATGTATTTACCGTTATCAATCTATTGGCAAGTGATGTTGCTTCACTTGACGTTGGGATGACTAAAAATGAAATTGTGAAACCTAATAGGGCGGTAGATTTATTTAATGTTAATCCTAACAATCTTTATTCTGGGGGAACACTTAAATTTATTCTTACTGCAAATGCATTATTAAATGGGGAATCGTTTTGTGAGATTGTAAAAAATAATGGAAAGATAATTGCCTTTTATCATTTAAGAAACTCACAAGTAGTTGTTAAGCAGGACGAGGAAACAAATTATAAACTCTTTTATGATGTTTATGACGATAAAGGAACACAAAGGCGATTGTCTCCTGAAAAAATCTTGCATTTTAAATTTTTCACTCTCGATGGGGTTCGAGGTGTGAGTCCTTTAAAATCGTTAAAACATGATTTATCCATGCAAAATGATAGTAAACGTTTCTTGGCTAACTTCTTTAAAAATGATACCCAAACTGGTGGCATCTTGAAAATGAAACACGGGAAATTATCTAAAGAAGCCAGGGACAAGGTGAAAAAAGAATGGCAGGAATCCAATGCAGGGGTAGACAATGCACATAAAGTGTTAGTTATTGATGAAACTTTTGAATATGAACCAATTGAAGTTGATACAGAGGTATTGAAACTAATTAATGCCAGTACTTTCTCCACTGAAACAATTGGAAAGGTATATCGAATACCGCGGCATAAATTAGGTTTAGAAACGTCTAATATGTCGCTTGCACAAGCTAACCTAGATTACCTTACATCAACTCTTAACAGTTATTTGAAAGTAATCACCAATGAAATGAATTATAAGTTAGCAACTGATTATAACAGTAAATTCCAGTTTGACACATCTCCATTTAAGACAACGGATGTAGAAACACACACGAAACTAACACTCGAAAAGGTAGATAAGGGGATTATAAGCCTGGATGAAGCTAGAAAACGTCTTGGAGAAAAACCAAGAAATGACGAACTAGGCAAGAAACACTTTATCAGCTTAAATTACACCACTTTGGATCAACTAGAAGAATATCAAATGTTAAAAGCTAAGGGAGGTGATAAACATGGACAAGACGGAAACAAGGGAACTGATGACGAATAAAATAGAAATTCGTGAAGATGATGACGGTAACCGTACATTATCCGGTTATGCGGTCAAATGGGAGAAGAAATCCCATGTTTTAGGGTACTACTATAAATTTCGTGAACAATTTAAAAAAGGTGCATTTGCTGATTCTCTTGAAGATGGGGATCAGCGTTTTTTATGGTCTCATGATACAGGAAAAGTATTGGGAAGAACCAAAAACGGTACGCTACGGTTAAAAGAAGATGATATCGGCTTACGATTTGAACTCGATTTACCCAAAACCACACTTGGTAATGACACTTATGAATCTATCAAACGTGGTGATGTTGACGGTGTTTCCTTTGGTTTCAGAGATGCTGACGATCATGTGGAAGAACCGGAAGACGATATGCCATTAAGAACAATAAGAAAGGCTAAGTTGTTGGAAGTATCAGCGGTTGCCTTTCCTGCCTATCCAGACAGCGAGGTAAGTGCACGCGGGTATGACAGGATGAAAGAATATAGCGAGGAATTAAGAGCATATCAAAATGAACAAAAAGCAAAAATAAAAACTTTAATTGATTTATAAAGGAGAATGAAAACATGACGAAAACTATTAAACCATTAAAATTACACCTACAATTTTTCGGGGGCAATAGATTACAAGAAATTGAAGCACGTCTTACGGAAATCCGCGAAATGCTAGAGAATGATGAGAAACGTGGGGACACTAAATTTTCCGATTTAGAAAAAGAAGTGCGTGAATTAAAAGAGGAAAAAGCGGAGATTGAAGCCCGACAACGTATGCTCGAAAATAATAAGGAACAAAAAGAGGATAGAACTCTTATCGAACAATCGCATCAAGGAGAACAACGCCAAGTAATTGAGCCTACAGATGAACAACGTGAAGCATTTCAAAACTATCTTGAAACTAGAGAAATTGATGGCGGGGCACTTAAAACTGATTCTGGTTTCGTTGTTATTCCGGAACAAGTTGTAACGGAAATTATGAAACTCAAAGAAATGGAATTTAACCTTGACCAATATGTAACAGTTAAGTCTGTTGGTTATGGTAGTGGTAAATATCCTGTTGTACGTCAATCAGAAGTTGCAGCACTTCCAGAAGTTGCTGAATTAGAGGAAAACCCTAAACTAGCAGTAAAACCATTCTACAACTTAGGTTACGATATTAAAACATACCGTGGTTATTTCCTAGTTTCCAGAGAAGCGATTGAGGATGCAGCGGTAAATATCTTATCTGAGTTAATGACTTGGATGGCTCGTACTATTGCAGCTACTAGAAATAAGGCTATTGTTAATGCGATCAAAAACGGCACTCCAGGCGAAACCGGTAAAACGCTAAAGCTAGCAACAAAAAACGCTATCGGTATAGACGGCATTAAAGATGCAATCAATTTAACCTTGAAGCCAAATTATGAACACAACGTGGCTATTGTATCTCAAACAGCTTTTGCAACGCTTGATAAAATGAAAGATAAGCAAGGTAATTACTTGTTACAGTCCGATATTAAAGAAACAAGCCAAAAACGCTTGTTGGGCGCTCGTGTAGTGGTGTTGCCAGATGAAATGTTAGGTAATAAATCGGTTAACACCATCATTGTTGGTAATCTCAAAGATGCCATTGTCCTGTTCGACCGAAGCCGTTATCAAGCTTCTTGGACAGAATATATGCATTACGGACAAGCTCTAATGGTTGCTATTCGTCAAGATGTAAGAATCTTAGATGAAAAAGCAGCTATCGTTATTAATTTCCAAGAGGAAGCACCAGAAGATCCGACAGGAACAGAAGGAGCGTGAGGATAGGAGGTAATTCTTATCCTTCCTACTAAGGAGGGTTTAGATGGTTACTTTAGACAAAATTAAAGGGCATTTACGAATCCCGCATAATTTAGAAGATGAACAATTACAAGATTACCTTGATTTCGCTAAAAATGATGTTATAGAAGCGGTGTATGATAGCCAAGACGTGAGGTTGAATATGACTGACTTGGAGAAAGATCCATCTTTCAAAAAAGCGGTTATTATGCTCACGTCTTTTTATTATGAAAATCGACTAATTGTATCTGATGTTAGTTTAAAAGAATCGCCTTTTGCCGTAACACACGCTATACAAACGCTAAGAGCGCATAGGGATAGGTACTTAAATGAATAAGATGCGATTTGATTATTCAAAGTTAAATCAACCTATAGGTATTTATGAGGTTAAGTCGGTTAAAAAAGATGGAGTCCCTCAAAAACCAAAGCCAATACTGTTTTTGGAGTGTTTTGCACATGTTGAGACTGTTAGCCTAAAAGACTACCAAAACAGTATACAGACAGGTACACAGCATCAAATAAAGGTGTTTATACGTAATTACCCTGGTATTACAAATAAGATGACGATTAATCATAATGAACAAGAATATAACATTAAGCAAGTTTTATATGACTATCGTCAAAGTGGTTTCTCTGTGTTAATTGCCGAGGGGTGTAGATAGATCATGACGGTAAAAATAGAAGGTTTACGAGAATTAATATCCAATCTATCTAAAAAGGAAGATGACATTATTCGTGCTGCAAAGGCGGGAAATCTAGCGGGTGGAAAAGTTGTGTTAGAAGAATTAAAACGTAATGTCCCTAAAAGTGGATATTCCGGAACAAATCCACAAGCTAGATTATCCGATAACGTGGTTATGAGCGGTAATAGAACAGACGGAGCGACAGGAGAAAGTTATGTTGCTGTGGGTTTTAATAAAGCGGCCAACTTTAGGGCGCATATACCTGAGTTTGGTTCAATCTCACAAGCACCACAGGGGTATATGACAAAAACCGTTCAATCAACAGAAAGTGACGTTGCTAAAGAGATGGCAGATGCAATTAAGAAGGTGTTGTGATGAGTGATTTAACAAAGGGATTAGATTTATACGATATCGATTCAGCGGAGATTACACGTCAATTATTGATTAATGATGATTTTTTGATGTCGTTAGTTGGCGGAGAGGATAAAGTATTTAAATTTCATGTTCCAGAAGAAAACAGAGAAGACCCGCCGATTATTCGTATTCATCCTATATCAGAATTACCTACAGAATATGCGGATAATGAGCAACTTGGCTGGGATTGTATTGTACAAATTGATGTGTGGGATTATTCAAATGCTAGAGGATTAGCGTTGGAAGTTAATAAACTAATGAAAACCATTGATTTCCAACAAACAACTCCAACATTTGAACTTGATCCAGATACGTATTTAATTCGTGATGGCAGACGTTATAGAGGAAAAATTTTAAAAGACTTACAGAAGTAGGTCTTTTTTTAATGCAAAAAACACAGACAAAGGAGAATGAAAATGGCAGGAGAAAAGAAAAAAACAGGCGGAACAATTGGTATCGACAAGTTTTATTATGCAGTTTTGCAAGAAGATACGGAAAACGGAGCTTCTTATGACGAAAAAGAAAGAGTTCCATATATTCAAAGCGTAAATATAGAAACAGAGCAGGAAATTGTCAAAGCTTATGGAGACAACAAAGTAGCTGAAATGGCCGTTTCAACCGGTGCATCAACAGCAGAATTACAATTCCATGCAATTCCAATTGAAGATCGTGTTAAATTACTCGGTTGGGAAGAAGATGAAGATGGATTGGTAATTCAAAAATCACAGACCAACCCACCTTATGTTGCGGTTGTGTTTGAAAAGACAACTACTGATGGGGCGGAGTTACTGGGTCTAACCAAAGGAATGTTTACACTCCCAGCTACAGAAGCACAGACAAAAGAAGATTCCCTAGAATTTGGTAGCGATACTTTAAGTGGGGAATTTTCTGGGCGTACTTATGATGATGTGGCTATTGTGCGTATTCGAGTAGGTAAGAATGATGATATAAAGCGCAAAGCGTTCATGGATAAAGTATTTAATCCGGGATCAAGTACAAGTGAAGGGAGTGGGGGCATAGAAGAGCAGGAATAACCCTGCTCTATTTTAATTCTTAGGAGGGAATTTGAATGGCTGTAAATTACTATGATAAAAACACCAAAACACTCACTTTAGTAACTGGAGTAAAAGGTCAAGAACTTGAAACAAAAGAATACTTATACCCTGTTTTCGTAAAAGGGATTTTGATAAAAAAAGCGATTGATCTAGGCGCTGAATTACAGGAAAACAATTTCTTAGTAGGTGCTGACCTTTTTGATAGATTAACTGCATTTGTCACGGAATTGTACGGAAAGCAATTTACAACAGAAGAATTAACCGAAGGGATCCATGTAGGAAGAATTATAGAAACCTATATTTCCATTTTAATGGGTACTTTGGAAGGTGATCCAAAAAACGAATAGACGGTGAAGAGGAATTAAGTGAAGAAGATTTTAGTTTTGTTCAACAAAAAGAAAAAATAGATGAACTCTTTGCCGTACTATTAGAAAAACATTCTATAAATGAAATATATGAAATGGATATATTGGAATTTTTGCGATTGAAAAACAGGAAAAATGTTAAGAAGAAGAAGTCACGTAAGGTCGATTCCTTCTTTGATCTCTTTTAAAGAAGGGAGGTTAATATATGGCAATAGGCGGAACTCCTGTTGGTAATATGGTCATTAAAGTAGATTTGGATTCTACGGGTGTTGAGAAGTCTATGACAGGCTTACAACGTCAATTAAAGTCATCTAATAAGGCAATGGGTGCTCAATTATCCGCATTTAACCGTGGAGAAAAATCCGCGCAAAAATACGGTGTGTTAATTGAAGGACTGTCAAATAGACACAGAATCCAAGCGCGTATGGTAGAAGAGGCAAGAAAAAAATACCAGAGCATGTCAAGTCAGTACGGCGAAAATAGTGTTAAAGCACAAAAAGCATCCCAACAATTAAATGAACAGATTGCACGATACCAAGAAACTGGTAGAGAGTTAGACAATGTTACAGCTGAATTTAAAGAGTTCCAACGAGTTCAGGAAATCCAGTCTAAAGGTTGGTACAAAGTCGCTGATGGCATGGAGAATTACGGTGGCAAAATGAAAGCGGCCGGACGACAGATGACTGATTTTGGTAAATCCTATACTTTACGTGTAACGACTCCAATCGTCGCCGGCGGAGTGGCCATGTTTAAAGCGGCAAGTGATTATGAGTCAGCTTTTGCAGGTGTACGAAAAACAGTCGATATGAGTGAGCAAGGCTATGCTAAGCTTTCAAAAGGCATTCGGAATATGTCCAAAGAATTACCGGCAAGCGCTAGTGAAATAGCAAATGTGGCGGAAGCGGCTGGACAGTTAGGTATTGAGAATGACTCAATTTTAAGCTTTACACGGACGATTATCGACTTAGGTGAATCTACTAACCTATCACTCGATCAAGCGAGCTCGGAGTTTGCTAGATTCGCTAACATTGTTGGCATGTCACAAAAAGATTTTGATCGACTTGGTTCAAGTGTCGTATCGCTTGGTAATACGATGGCCACAACGGAATCTGAAATTATGTCAATGGCTATGAGATTAGCAGCACAAGGTAAACAGGTAGGAATGACAGAGGCACAAATAATGGCTTTATCTGCAACGATGTCCAGTTTAGGCATTGAAGCAGAAGCAGGCGGTACGGCCATGACTACAGTCCTTAAAAAGATTGATAAAGCAGTTGGGGATTCTGGAAAAGAACTAGACAAATTCGCTAAAGCTTCCGGTGTGTCATCGAAGGATTTTGCGAAAGCGTGGCAAAAAGACCCTGTAAAAGCACTTGATATGTTTATAAAAGGTCTCAGTCAATCTTCTGATGAAGGAAAAAACCTAACTACCATTTTAAGTGACTTAGGAATTAAAGGTATTCGTGAGGCTGACACCATTTTACGTATGGCAGGGGCAAGTGATTTATTATCGGATGCAGTAAATACATCTTCTCAGGCATGGGAAGAAAACAGCGCATTGACCGAAGAAGCAGAACAACGATATAAAACAACTGAATCACAGTTGAAAATGTTAAGAAACCGTGTGAAAGACATGGGTATTACACTAGGGAACGCTCTTATTCCCGCGGTATTAGATGCCATCGATGCAGCCGAACCGTTTATAAAGAAAATTGAAGAAGGTGCGCAGGCATTTGCTGATATGGACAAAGAACAGCAACAAACCATATTAAAGATGATTGCATTAGTTGCTGCTTTAGGTCCTGCATCGATAGGTATGGGGCAACTTTCATTAGGAATTGGTGGAGTTCTTCAAGCAGGTGGTAAGTTAACAAAAACACTTGGTATGGCTGGTGGAACTGGTACATTAGGAGCGATATCCGGATTAGGAAAAGCGGGTGTTGCTGGCCTTGCGATTGCTGGCGTAGGCGCTCTTGGTGTGAGCGTGTATAAGTTAATTGAAAAATCAAAGGAAGCTAAAGAAGTTAACTTAGATGTTGCTAAGTCATTAAATGACCAAGCTTCTGAACTAGAAAATAGTGCTAATACATTTGATAAGTTAGCGGGTAAAGCTAAAATAAGTAATGAACAATTAGCAGAACTGAATGATCTAAATATAAGAATAGCCCAATCCAGTAATCCCGGAGAAATTAATGAGTTACAAAAGCAATATGATAATTTAGCTAAGAAGTCCGGTCTCTCGAAAGATGAATTAAATAGATTATTCGAAGCTAATGCCAACATTATTGAACAATCCCCAAATGTACAAGCTTCAGTATCTGAAACGGGAAATAAGTTTGCTGAGAATACTGATGCAGTAAGAGAATATATTGACTCCTTGCATGAAGCTACTCTAATTGAACTTGAAGCCGAAAGAACAAAGTCTTTAGAGCAAGAGAAAGTGCTTAGGGGTGAAATTACAGATAAGCAAAATGAATTGAATGGATTACTCGAAAGGATGGGCATTTATACAAGCTCAATAAAACTAAGTGAAGACGAAATAGCTGCAAGAATTGATGAAATAAACGGCCTTTATAGAGATAGTAATTTAAGTGTCGAAGAAAAGAACAGGCTAACACAAGAGCAAACTGCTTTAATGGATATCCAGAATGGTAAGTATTCAGAGGCAATTGAAGATTTGCAAGGTCAAGTAGACAAGAAAAGGGAATCTATTGGTGCTACCGAAGAAGAGTTAGAAAAAATCAATGTTTTAAATGAGCAAATGGCGAACCTTGTTTTAAAGCAAGCTGGGATAAATACAGAAGGAGAAAAGGGTTTAGCGCAATTAGATCAATCAATTGCAAAAAACAATGAGGAATTAATTAAGTTAGAAGAAAAACGTCAAAAAAATGGCGAACTGACAGAAGAAGAACAAAAACGTTATGACAAGCTTAGTCAAACGAATCAAAAACAATTAGAAGCTAAACAATATTTGTTTGATACGCTTGGCATCTATAAAGATATTAATTCTTTGGCTGAATTTAAATTACAAAGTCTATCAAAAGAGCAACAGCAAAAAATAGCTAACCTTGCTAAGACCACTGAAATTAAAGTTGAAGAAGGCAACATAGTTAAACAGATTGAAAATAAGAACAAAAAATTACTTGAGGAGCGTACTAACCTTGAGGAAAACCGTAAAAAGCAAGGCGCTAACAAAGCTGAAATTGACAAACAAATTTCTTCTATCGATAAAAAGATAGGCAAAAACGATGATGTTCTTGTTCAAATATTAAAAGAAATTGGCGTGTGGGACCAGGTGAAAGGTTCCATTGATTTGTCATCTAAAAAAATCAATGATAAAAATAAAAAAATTGATGCTGGTACAGGTAAATTGAAAAAACAAGGTTCACAAATTGATTCCAATAATTCTAAAACGGATAAAGGGATTAAAAAAGAACAAGCCCGCACCAAAGAAGCTGGTAAAGATGTTAATAAGAACGTAAATGCAAAAGACAATGGCACGGTTGCGTCCATTGATAAGAGGGCAACAGCATCGAAAAATAAAAGGATATCTGTTAAGGACTTTGGAACAATCGCAAATTTAAACGCTAGAGCAAGTCAATCAAGAAGTAAGCATGTTAAATTAACGCCAGGATCATCACTTGCCACTTTAAATAGCAAAGCTTCTAGTCCGGTTACAAAGGTTGTAAATTTTGTTGGCAAGGGATTAAGTAAACTTAAATTCTGGGCTAAAGGAACACCTCCAAGTGGTCACCCAGGTGGTATGGCGGTAGTTGGCGATGGTGGTGGACGAGAGTTAATTCAAACTCCAAGTGGTGCAACTTTCTTATCACCAGATACCGATACACTATTGGATTTGCCTAAAGGTACACATGTTATTCCGCATAGAGAAACAGAACGATTATTAAAGTCGGCACCACGTTATGCCGAAGGGACAAACAATTGGAGTGACTTGTTTAGTTATGACAACCTAAGAAATAGTGAATTGATGAGACTATTAGCTTTAAATGGTAAAAGTGAAACTAAAGTTAGAATTAAAAGTGAAAGGTCTGAAAGCAAAGATTACACACAGGACTTGCTCAATGCAACATTAGAACAAAATAAAATCCTAATGCAGTTACTTGCCAAAGATAATAATATTTATTTTGGTGAAAAAGAGTACCGTGAATTAGGAAAAAGAACTGAACCTCATATAACTAAACAGCAGCAACGTAAGCAATTTAGGCAAAGGAGGTCTCCTGGATTTGCTTAAATCAATGAGTTTTAACTTAGTTAGAAATAATAATATATATTTATTAAGAGGGCGAACCAAATCGCCTTATCATCCTATCGAACGAACTATAACAAAAACAGGTAAAACCTACCGTTTAAGGAAAACAGAACGTGGTTTATTGGAAATAGAACAGCCTATTGGTTTTAAAGCAAAAACAGATTTGTCCCAAATAGAAATCGTTGATAGTTTAACCAACTGGTTGATAACGGATGACTGGGCACTTTTACAGTTTGATGATGAACCGGGTAGAAGGTATGAGGCCTTATTGCAAAGTGATATGGCTGATTTTGAAAAGATAGCATGGTTAAGGCAGGGCACTTTACAATTTATCGCTAAGTCAACGTTAGGCAAATCCAAACAAATCAACGTCACCACAACTTCCAAAAAACACCAAATCACAGGCCAAACCGAAACACCATGGACTGTGGAAGTAAGCTTTAAAGCCAACACAAATAAATTCGAGCTGTGGGCAGGGGATATATACTTGTTATCCAATTACAGCTTTATAGCAGGTGATAAGTTAGTTGTTAATTATGTTGGTAGGGAAGTATTTTTAAACGGTAATGATTTAAGAAAAGCAGTTAGTATGAGTAGCCATTTTAAAGAGTTGAAACCAGGAACAGTAGAAGTTAAGGCGAGCGTACCATGTACGATTAAATACGATGAGAGATATTATTAGGAGGGTTTATTGATGGATAAGGAATTTGTAAACATTAAAGAAAACGGAGAAGAGATAACAGTAAAGGCGGTACATCATTCAGAGGTTTCAAACGAAACGCACACAAGTAGCATAACTACTTACGAGGATGGAACGATAGTGGCTAAAGTTGGAGAATCACAACTTGATAGAATGGAAAAGAAAGTGGACAGAATCCTTGAACTGTTGGAAGGCAAGGAGCTGTCCATTTCTTTTGATGGTAAGAAAGTTGCTGAATCACTTAATTCCTATCTCGATGAACTCAATCATCGTCATGATCGATTAAGAAAGAGGGTGGGTGAACGATGAGTGAAATTAAAGTTACTGATAAAGGTGTTTTAATTAGGGCTAAAAAGATAGTGATTGAAAAGGGCTAGACGTCACGTGTCTAGCCCTTAATGTTAATCTACTAATTGCACTGTTTCACCATCTGGCATAATTTTAAATGTTTTATTACTTTTAACACTTACTTTGCCAAGTAGGTCGGTAGTACATTTTATGTACGCACCATCATCGTATTTATAAGTAGTTATTGTACCGCCTTCTGGTAGATTAGTTTGAATTGTGTCAATCACTTGCGGTCACCGTGTTCAATGAAAATTTCAGCCAAATTTTTCACCTCCCTCCAACTAGTCATTATTCGACAAGGAGGGGCTTTATTCCTGCAAGAAAGGAGGAAACCAATGACGGAATTATACATTTTTAGCCAAGATGATAAACCACTAACCATAATCACAGAAGACACAGGGCTTGTCAGTGCGCCAGTTCGGATAGAAGTGAACAGCGTACCGGACACGCCTTTTTCATTCACTGTGGAAGCTGATAGCGAAAATGCTCAATATGTAAAAGAAGAAAACAAGGTCGTTTATCGTGACCACGAAGGTGATTTACGTTTAGTTGTTATTAAGGAACTCGACGATAGCGATGGTATGGATGGTCCATTAACTACTGCAACATGTGAACCAGAGTTTATGGAACTAACAGAACATATCGTTGTAGACAGACGTATCATTGAAGGTACTGCCCAAAAAGCATTAGATGCTGTGTTACTAGGAACTCGTTACATTGGAGAGGTAGAAGTTGACTTAGGGCTTGCCACAACCAATTTTTATTATATCGATAGTATGGAAGGCATTTGGAAAATAATTAAAACATGGGGCGGTGAGGTTAAAGACGTTGTCGTGTTTGATGACAAAAATAACATTATCGCTCGTAAGATTAAACTATTACAACGGCTAGGCAAAGACCATGGACAACGATTTGAAATTGACCATAATATAACCGAAATCAATCGAACAGTATTATCCTATCCTCTTACCGCCATGTATGGACGAGGTACTTCCCTTGAAATAGAGGATGAAGAAGGTAACCATACAGGTGGTTATACACGATATATTGATTTTGCAGATGTTGAATGGAAGAAAGCTAATGGTGATCCAGTCGATAAGCCGAAAGGTCAGTTATGGATAGGAGACCCAGAAGCGTTACAAGTTTATGGTAGACCACATAATGGCGGAAAGTTACATCGCTACGGTATCTTTAGCAACCAAGACTATGAAGACCCAGAAGAATTATTATGGGCAACATGGCAAAACTTACAAGAAAATAAACGTCCCGAGGTAAACTACCAATTATCAGTAGATTTATTTAATGACAAAGTTAGTCTCGGAGATACAGCCATTGCTATCGATAGATATTTTGCTAGACCAATAGAAATACAAACTAGAATTATTGCTATGGAATATGATCTATTGGATATTGATGGCACTATGGTAGTTGAAATGGGGCAGTTTTTAAATCTTGATGATAATCGTTTAGACGAAATCGAGCGAGATGTAGAAAACCTAAAAAACAGACGTCCTAGTAACCGTGTAACGGAAGATAGCTACCCGGACGTTAAACCAGGTACTCCTGTTAATTTACGTGCAGAGGGCGGTATTGAAGTTATCCAACTGTATTGGGACTATGCAGACGATATTTATATTAAACATTATGAAGTTTATGGCTCGCAGGTAAAAGACTTTATCCCAGATAGTCAACATCTTTTATGGCGTGGTGATGTTTCTGCTTTTGCTCATACGGTAGGTACTGACCAAGTTTGGTATTATCGAGTAAGAGCCATAAACTACCACGGTACAGCTAGTGATTATAGTGTACAAGTTAGTGCTAGTACCCATCGAGTGATTAGTGACGATATACTTTTTGGCGAGGATTTAGCGGAAAAATTAAGAGACTTGAATAAGGTTGCCAACATTATTGACGAGGTAAGTTGGGACCAAGTATCCGAAGAAGCTAAGAAGTTAATCGACCAACAAGCCAGACAATATACAGATGCAGAAATACAAGCTACGGAAAATAGGTTATTAGATGATTTAGCGGACAAAGCTGGTCTTGCATATGTAGACGGACAATTACAGTTAAAAGCCGATGCTGACACTGTTAGTGCTGTACAAAGGGATATTACAAATTTAGAAACTAAAGCTAACGATTTACGAGCAAATGTAACGAATATTGTAACGGATTTGAGTGATTTGCGAACATCTGTTAATACTGATATAGCAGGGTTAAATAGTACGGCAGATAAGTTGTTAAAGCGTGTAGCAGATAATGAAGAAGCATTAAAAGCTAACGGCGGTAAGATAACTTCCATTGAACAAGAAGTTGACACCGTTAAAGGTTCTTTGTCTACTACTATTGAACGATTATCAAGTATAGATGGCGTTGTTAAGTCTCAAGGTACTCAAATAAGTGCAAATACGGAAGCTATTAAATTTAAAGCTAGTCAAGATAGTGTCGACACCCTAACAGGACAAATAAGCGCAGTGGAAGGCAGTATAGAAACGTTAGCGGGAAAAGTTAGTTTAAAAGCCGAAGCCAAAGATGTTTATACGAAGTCGGAAGTAAATACGGCTCTCGGCGAAAAAGTTGATACAACAACTTATAGCAAAAAAATATCTCAACTTGAAGTAAGTATTGATGGTATTAATGCGAGCGTGTCGAGTATCCAATCAAATGTCTCTAATGTAGACTCACGTTTAGAAAAAGCACAAGCACAACTAAACGTACTTCCCGGACAAATCAATGCTAAAGCTGAAAAATCTAGCGTATATACCAAAACTGAAACGGATGGGCGTATTAATAGTGAGATTAGTAGCGCTAAAGCGGAAATTAAAGTTACTACCGATGGGATTAGTCAAGAAGTTTCGAAGGTTGATAGTAAGATTGATGGCTTGGAGATTGGTGGAAGGAATTTAATCAAAAATAGTAACAATTGGGTTGATGCTAGTCCTACCGTACACAATGGCAGAAATTATAGAGTCATGGGCTATTCATGGGGCTATAAATATTCCTATGACTTATCGCCAGGTACTTATACCGCGAGTATATGGGTTTATAACAGTAATTCAACAGCTTCAATGGCAAGAGTGGGTACACCCTCAGGCTTTAAATATACAATGATAAATCCTAGCGAAGAAAAGCATTTAACACACACCTTTACATTAGACTCTCATGAAAGTGGAAGCACTTATATATTAACAGAAAGCGGGTACAGTCCGTTACTTTGGGGATATATCAAACTAGAAAAAGGCAACAAAGCAACAGACTGGACACCAGCACCAGAAGACGTAGACAGCCGTATGACGAAAGCTGAATCATCAATAACGCAGTTAGCGGATGATATTTTGCTAAAAGTAAATAAAGACGATTTAATATCTGAAATTAACCTTAGACCCAAGGGTGTACGTATAAAAGGTAGTTTAATCGAATTAGACGGTACTACGCTTATCCGTGATGGAATCATAGGAACAGCTGCTATTGCTAGCGCAGCTATTACGAAGGCTAAGTTAGGTACTGCTGTTGTAGGTACAGCACAGATTGAGAATGGAGCAATCACCAATGCTAAGATAGCTAATGCTACCATTGATGATGCCAAAATTGCCAATGTATCGGTTACTAAGCTATTAGCAGGTACAATTGATACGAGTAAGATTAAAATTCGTGGTGGTTCAGCTACTGATTATACGTTGATTGATGGAAGTACGTTAGAAGCGAGAGGTAAATTTGTTAGAACGTGGCAAGGAAAGACTACAAATTACGACATTAGGACGAGATTGGACAAAGGTCATCTGAGATTTAGGAATGACAGTCTCAGTCGTTCTCTTTATATGTCTGAGTTTGGAATTTCTACTTACGTGGATGGCGAGGGAGAACTAGGCGGTTCTTCCGGTACTATTTCTTGGTGGGATAAAACGTACTCAACCACAGGCGCAAACGGATTAACTATTAACTCTCATGGAGGGGTAGTGGCGCTTGAATCTGACAAAAACATCATTGCTATTAACCCATTTAAAGATGACTCTAGTAGCAAGTTTTGGTTCACACGGTCTAATGACTATAACGATGGATATTTGTCTTTTGGTAGTAATCTGGGTTCTCCATCTATGGCGCTTAGATTTTTTAATGGAAAAACAGAGTTAGCAATGGTGGATTCTAATTATCAACGTGGCGGTGATACCACGTTTGATGTGGGAAATCTAAAAGTAAACAGTATTAGAAAGCGTGACGGAAGTGGCGGCGTATACTGGAACGGTTCATCTGGCGGAACGACAGCAGGAGGGACACTTGACAATACCCTATTTGCAACAGGAATAAGGACCAATGATAGTAATATCTATCTCGCTACCGATAATAACGGAACTGTGCACATTACTGATTACGCGGGCTATAACAATGGAAGAGGTATCACCTATAGAGATTTATACGCTCGACAAATTTTTGCCAATACTGTGCAGTTTAACGCGGATGCGGGTGGTGCAAACCTATATATCAAACCATCGGCAAGTGGAGAGGTGAGGACTACAGCACCAAACACGACTGACATTTATCGTCCGATACGAACTTCTAAAGTCTATGAAACATCGAGTGAGAAATTTAAACACGATATTAAACGTTTTGAAGGTAACGCACTTGATATGATAAATAAATCTGTTATTTATGACTACGTAAAAGAAGGTAGTTATGGTAGAGAGATAGGATTTATTATCGAAAGAGAAACACCTGCCATGCTGATTAATGGTGATGCGACTGATGGTTACTCCCACAGGAGTTTAAACACAAAAGCAATACAAGAATTAGATAAAAAAGTTGATGACGAAATAAGTTGGCTCAAAACCGAAAACCAACTACTAAAAAATGAAATTAAAATACTAAAGGAGAAGATAGCATGAAACTAACGGTACAAGAACTATATAACCTTACAGAAGGATTAAGCACTTTATTAGACAGAGAGCTACCGACATCGGTAGCTTTTTCTATTCAACGAAACTTTAAAAAAGTTGGAGAAGAAGTGAAGGCTTCTGATGAAGTGAGAAAGAAAATAGTAGAGAAGTACAAACAGGAGGATAACGATGATGGGACGATTCAGCTTAAAAAAGATAAATTAGACGATTATAAGAAAGAGTCAGAAGAATTGATGGCGCAAGAAGTTGAGCTTGACTTAAAGTCTATTAATCTATCAGACTTAGGAAACACGATTAAACCACGTACCTTAGGATTACTAGAACCTATTATTAAAGAGGAGGAAAAATAATGATGGCTAACTACGAATTCACAGAAACAAGCTCATCCACAGTTATTGAAGGAGATCAGCGCTTTAGAAAGATTTATTTTCGTGGTGTTGACCCCGAACATGAGTTAAATGTAGATGGAAATATCCCTAAAGTGCCGGAGTTAGATTACTTTATGGCTGGTGTAGAGGGACGATTGAGCGAATTAATCAGAGATTTTGTGATTAAAAAAATAACGGAAGCACCAGAAGAAGAACAGGAGAGCGCTGAATAGGCGTATTTTTTATGTCTAAAAACAAAGGAGAAAAACATGGATAGTATTTTTAA